AGCTACACATCTGACGGTGAGTTCAACAATGCACGTGTTCCAATTCAAGAGCTAAACTCTAACTCTGGTCAGGCTAAGATTTCTAGCTTGATCGGTACATACAACCATTACCTGTCTATGATCAGGGACGTTACAGGACTCAACGAGGCCCGTGACGGATCTATGCCATCGTCTGACGCACTAGTTGGTGTTCAGAAGTTGGCTGCTGCTAACTCAAATACTGCCACAAGGCATATCCTTGACGCTGCCTTGTTTATCACAAGGAGGTTGTCTACCTGTGTATCTGGTCGTGTGTCTGACATATTGGAGTACGCTGACTTCCGTGAGGAGTTCGCAAACCAGATCGGCAAATACAACGTGCAGATCCTAGAGAGCATCAAGGACCTTTACTTGCACGACTTTGGTATCTTCATTGAAGTATCTCCAGACGAAGAAGAGAAGCAACAGCTTGAGGCTAACATCCAGATGGCATTGTCTAGAGACCAGATCGGCCTAGAGGATGCGATTGATATCCGTGAGATCAAGAATTTGAAGCTTGCAAACCAATTGTTGAAGGTTAAGCGCAAGGAGAAGGACAAGAAGGAAATGGAGAAGCAGCAGCAGATCTCTCAATTCCAATCTCAAGCTAACATCGAAGCAGCTCAAGCTACAGCTCAGGCCACCATGGAACAGATCAATGCTGAGACTCGGTCTAAGATAGAGATTAAGAGGGCTGAGGTAGAGTTCGAAGTGGAGAAGATGAGGCAAGAAGCTCAGATCAAGCTTGGTCTTATGAGAGAGGAATTCCAAATGAACATGCAGTTGAAGGGTATGGACAACCAGATCGTCAACGACAAGGAAGCGATGAAGGAAGAAGCAAAAGACAAGAGAGTATCTTTACAGAATACACAACAATCAAAGTTGATCGACCAAAGAAAAAACAATTTGCCACCGGTAGACTTTGAATCAAATGAGGACACACTTGATGGTTTTGACCTAGCGTCATTTGAGCCAAAATAGTGTGTCACATTTATTTGTAAATTTGTGACCAAATAATTAAATCTAATATGACAAACGAAATGAAAGTTCGTGCTGTCTCTTTTGATGAGGAGAAATCCGTTCAAGAGATCGAGGCACAATTGCTTAAGGAACACGAAGAGAAGAATGGCATCTCTTCAGAGGAAACGCCAGTAGAGACCACAGTGGTGGCATCGGATGGCACGATTGAAAAAGAAAGTGTTGAAGAGACTCCTGGGACAACCCCAAGAGAATTAGAAGACACAGACGTTCTTACATATCTTAAAAATCGGTACAACAAGGACATCAACTCAGTAGACGAGTTGTTTTCCGCAAGAAAAGAGGCCGAGGAATTACCAGAGGACGTATCTGCATTCTTGAAGTTCAAGAAGGATACAGGCCGTGGTTTCGAAGACTTTGTTAAAATCAACAAGGACTACGATACAATTCCCGCCAATGATTTGTTAGTCGAGTATCTTAAGCAGACCAATCCAGACCTAGACGATGAAGACATCAAGTTCGAGGTAGAGACTAGGTATGCATACGATGCCGAGTATGACGACGCCAAGGAGGTAAAGTCAAAACAGATCGCAATGAAAAAAGATCTTGCTAAGGCCAAAGAGTACTTTAATAAACAGAAAGAACAGTACAAGATTCCTCTTGAGTCAAGAGAAGGCTTTGTTCCGGAAAATGAAAAAGGTAACTACGAGGCTTTCAAGAAGTATTCCAAAGAGACCGAGGAAATGCAAAAGCAGCAGATGGAGCGCTCAGAGTTCTTTGCAAAGAAGACAGAAGAAGTCTTCAACGACAAGTTCAAAGGTTTTGAATTCAATGTCGGTGAGGGTGATGTATCTTTCAAACCTAGCAATCCCGAACAAATGAAGAAGGCTCAGTCTGATGTAAGCCAATTTATTGGATCGTTCTTAGATGAGAATGGTTTTATTAAAAACGCTGAAGCATATCACAAGTCAATTGCTGTTGCAATGAACCCAGACAGCTTTGCCAAGTTCTTTTACGAGCAAGGAAAAGCATCTGCCATCGATCAAGTAAGCAAGGAGTCTAAGAATATCCAGATGGATATCAGACAGACACCGCAGCCTACAGCGACAGGTGGATTCAAAGTAACTGCACTCGACTCCGACCACGGCTCTGGACTACGCATAAAAACACGTAACTAAACAAAAAAACTAAAAAAACAAAACTATGGCTGGATCAGTTCAAGTGAGTCCCGGGTTTGCTATAACCCCCTCATCCGTCAAGGCAACATTGCCTTCTAACTACATTACCAACTTCGATTTCTTAAACCAGTATCTTCCTGATACCTACGAAAAAGAATTCGAGCGTTATGGTAACCGCTCTATCGCATCTTTCTTACGTCAAGTAGGAGCTGAGATGCCTTCTAACTCTGACCTTATCAAATGGGCAGAACAAGGTCGTTTGCATACTAAGTATGTAAGCTGTACTTCAGCTGCTGCCGCTGCTGCTGACACCGCTGTTTGGACTGTTGCTGATTCTGGTATTACTGCATGTAACTTCCGTGTTGGTCAAACTGTATTCTTGTCTCGTAACTCTGGTGGTACCCAAAGCGACAAAGCTATCATCACCGCAGTATCTGGATTGACTTTCACCGTTGCTTACTATGCTGGTGGTGGACAAACTATCCCTGTATCAACTACTTCTACTGCTTTTGTTTATGGTTCTGAATTCAAAAAAGGAGCTAACGGTATGACTGGTTCTTTGGAGGCTGAAGATAGTTTCTTCGACAACTCTCCTATCATCATCAAGGACAACTACGAAGTATCTGGTTCTGACATGGCTCAGATCGGATGGGTAGAAGTTTCTACTGAAAATGGTGCAACTGGTTACTTGTGGTACATCAAGTCTGAGCACGAAACTCGTTTGCGTTTCGAAGACTACATGGAAATGGCCATGGTAGAAGGTGTTCCTGCTGAAGCATCTTCTGGTGCTATCGCAGTAACTGGTGATGTTGGTAACAAAGGAACTAAAGGTTTGTTCTACACAGTTGAACAGCGTGGAAACATTTGGGCTGGTGGAAATCCAAGTACTTTGGCTGACTTCGATGCTATCATTCAACGTTTGGACAAGCAAGGTGCTATCCAAGAGAACGTATTGTTCTTGAACCGTAACTTCAGCTTCGATATCGATGATATGTTGGCTGCTCAAAACAGCTACGGTGCTGGTGGAACTAGCTACGGTTTGTTCAACAACGATGAGAAAATGGCCTTGACTTTAGGTTTCTCTGGATTTAAGCGTGGATATGAGTTCTACAAAACTGATTGGAAATACTTAAACGATGCTACTCTTCGTGGTGGTATCAATGGTGGTGAAATCAACGGTGTATTAGTACCTGCTGGTTCAACTACTGTTTACGATCAAGTTATGGGTAAGAACGCTAAGCGTCCATTCTTGCACGTTCGCTACCGTGCTAGCGAAACTGAGAATCGCAGATACAAGACTTGGATCACAGGTTCTGCTGGTGGCGCTGCTACTAGTGACTTGGATGCAATGAAAGTTAGTTTCTTGTCTGAGCGTGCATTGTGCACCTTGGGAGCTAATAATTTTTTCCTCTTCAAGACGGCTTAATAACAAGTTATCAACAATCAAACGGGGTGGGCACTATGTGTTCACCCTTTTTGTTTATATTCGTGTATGGCTGTTGTTTATACTCATACTAGGGCGGATACGGGCAATGTATTTTACGTTGGTATTGGTTTAGATGCTAAAAGAGCGTATCAAAAGAAGTTTAGGAATGCTCATTGGAAAAGTATAGTCGCAAAGACGGAATACACTGTAGATATACTACATGAAGGAATAGAGTGGGATGAGGCTTGCGATATAGAAAAGGAGCTGATTTTGAGATATAAAAGGAAGTGTGATGGTGGTTTTTTGTGCAATTTAACAATAGGCGGTGATGGGGTTGTAGGCATGGTTTGGAGCGAAGATCACAAGAGGAAAATATCAGAGGGTAATAAGGGTAAGACAAGGACGGACGAGCAAAGAATGAACATAAGTAAGGGCAGGACCGGGATCGTTTTTTCTGAAGAACATAGAAAAAAAATGTCTCAAAATAGATTGGGGAAAAAATTACCTATAGAGATTAGATCAAAAATGTCGAACTCTAGAAAAAAGCCGGTAATTGATTTAATCACTGGAGTTAAATATCAATGTATGAAGGACGCTTGTGATGATACTGGAGAAAAGTTTTTTTATCATAAGTACAGGATTAATAAATTGTACATGGAAAGAAGATTTGTATATGCCTAATCTTAAATAGGTTATCACACATAAGGGGTGGGTACAATGTACTCACCCTTTTTGTTTATATTTGTACCAACAATTAAATCTACTTATGATAAAATCTACAAATGAGCTCAAGGACAGGGTATTTGTCCTTACCTCCAGCACCTCAC